TCCAGATATGATGGATCAGAAAAACCCATTATTCACTGGGCCATTCTTGATATCATTCAAATGTGGTATTGCGATGGCAAGGAGAATGCCCGCGTTCGTAGCATTCTATGGCTTGAGCTTGTGAACTCGAAACATGTTCATGCTGGTTTGCATTACACGTGGGTTTCTAGTTTACCCAGTGGCTTTCCTTTGACTACGATTGTCAATATTTTGTACAACCAATTCGCTTTTAGGCTTTGTTGGAATGATGTTACAAGGGATACTCCTGGAATCAATTATTATGACGATCATGTTAGAGCTATCTTTATGGGAGACGACAATTTATTCTCCGTTTCTCCTGAATATAGGAAGAAATTCCACGAAGGGGTTTTACACGAGCGCATGAAACGGTTTGGGCTTACATACACGGATTCTAGTAAAGGAAACGTGTTTGAAGGTTTGAAACCTCTCCGTGAAGTTGATTTCGAAAAGAGAACATTCGTGTTTGATCCAGTTGAACAAGCTTTTATAGCACCCCTGGAGCTTGCTGTTGTTTTGGAAATCCCTTATTGGACTACAGAAGGCAATGCCACTATTAGTTCTGATGAGATCGTCTTGCAGAATGTTGAGAATTCCTTAATGGAATTATCTCTACATCCTAGGGAAGTGTTTGACAAGTACGCTCCCGAGATGATACGAAATTTGAAGGATGAGTATGATTACAGTCCTCGGAGATCTACATATGATTCGAATCGCAGATTCGTTCTCAATGTTGAGTACTCCTATTAAATTATTAAGTCTGTAGAGACTATAAACTAGAGCACCAATGTGCTCGCACCGTCCGCAATGACCATAAACTATACAGGGAGTGATCTGGTTACCTATCGACAAGTAAAATATTGCACAGTCAAACAACTTGTTGGTTTGCTTTTCACTCCTGATGGCGTTTCCTTTTTAGGATAATGCTCTTGTCGCCGTGGCAGTCCCACATACAAGAGCAACTGTGCTCGTCTCACCTTATGGTCATAAAGTGAAGATTTAATTAACTGACCGCAGCAACAACCACCGACCCTACGTCGATGAACGGCATTTATGCCGAAACTCGGACTGAATCTAGTGATTCTTCCACTGTTATGGGAACTACCCAAGTCGTGAATGACGCGGCTGAAGTGATTTCCACTATTTCACACGCTCTCACTATGGATTCTGGTCTTTTGATCAGTTCAAAGTCTACGAGGGAACAAGATATTCATTCTTTTCTTTCTAAACCTTATCCTATCCAAAGTGGAGTATTGAGCGGGACTGACACTATCAGCACCTTCTCACCGATTACTCTGTATCATTCTATTTTGTCGCTTGACATTTACAATCAGAAGATAAAAGGACATCTTGGCTTTAGAGCTAAGACTGTTTTCAATCTTCAGGTTAATGGAAACAGATTTCAACAAGGTCGATATATTTTGGCTTGGACTCCTTCTGGAGGAGTTGATTCTGCTACAACTGCCGCTACGAATTGGAATAAGATGCACGGTTTTACAAAGATGCAATTGACTCAACTTCCGCACGTGGAGCTTGATATCAATTGTGACACTATGGTCACACTGGAGGTACCTTATGTCAATGTTTTTCCTTACTATCCCTTGGCTTCTATAGCCTCAGGCTTTAAGCCAGGTTCTAATGGTATTGTTCAAATATATCCTTACTCTCCAGTAGTTTCTCCGGCCGGTTCTACTACGGCTTCTTATACCCTTTGGGTTCATTTTGAAGACGTTGAATTGGTTGGCCCCACAGTGCCCCAGATGGCTCCTTGGAAATCTAATAAAAAGATGGCCACAGAAAAGGAAGCTATTGCCGCTGGTATTGCTCCAATTACAGGAACTTTGATTAAGATGTCAGAAAGTGCCCGTGTTTTATCACAGGTTCCCCTTTTATCGTCTTTGACAGCTCCTGCAAGTTGGGCTTTGGACATTATGTCTCAGGTTACATCAATATTTGGGTGGTCTCGCCCCACTAATTTAGAGGCTACCACAATGATGATAAGATCGACTTTCCCGTATTATTCGAACGTCGATCAACCAGATAATTCGATGCCCATCGCCGCTTATGGTTCAAACAAAGTGGAGATCTTACCCGGATTTGCTTCAACTGACGTCGATGAGATGGCTCTGAAGCACATTCAGACTATTCCCGCTTTTTATGAATCATTTAGTTGGACAACATCCCAGACCACGGGCACATTTCTTAAGAAATGGTCGCTAACGCCTTCGACTTTCTTTCAAACTTTTACAGACACGGGAGCTTCTGCAACATCCATTTTGAGTATTACTCCTGTGGCTTGGGTTTCTTCGAACTTTTCTCTTTATAGAGGCAGTCTAACTTTCAATTTTAAACTTGTTAAAACAGAGTTTCATTCTGGAAGATTGGCTGTGGTATTTGTTCCTTATGAAAGTAGGTCCATTTTGCCACCAACTTATACTTACAATGACACCCTTTACGCTCACAGAGAAATTATCGATGTGAGAGAGGGTAACAGTTTCACTATTAATGTGCC